CCCCGTCTAAGCGTGGCAGAGTGGGCCGACCGCGAAAGGCGGCTATCATCCGAAGCTAGTGCCGCCGCCGGTCGTTGGGTCACATCACGCGCCGAATATCAGCGCGGCATTATGGATGCGATCAGCGACCCGCGTTTGCGTGACATTGTGGTAATGGCAGGCGCACAAGTTGGCAAAACCGAAATGCTGTTGAACGTCATTGGCTTCCACATCCATCACGACCCGTCACCGATCCTGCTGGTACAGCCAACGCTGGAAATGGCACAAGCATTCAGCAAAGACCGGCTGGCACCTATGTTGCGCGATACGCCAGCACTTAAAGGCAGTGTCAAAGATCCGCGATCACGCGATGCCAACAACACGACAACGCACAAGGTGTTTACCGGCGGTCATATCAGTCTGGTCGGGTCGAATAGTGCGGCTGGTCTGGCTAGTAGGCCGATCCGCGTGGTTTTGTGTGATGAGGTAGACCGCTACCCGCCATCTGCCGGTTCTGAGGGTTCGCCGATCCTATTGGCTAGAAAACGGTCGGCTACATTTCACAACCGCAAAATGGTTATGGTCAGCACGCCGACCAACAAAGGCGCATCGATGATCGAAAGCCAATATGAAGAAAGTGACAAGCGGCAATATTTCGTGCCTTGTGAGGATTGCGGCACAGTGCAGACGCTGAAATGGTCAAATGTCAAATGGGACAAAGACAAGCCAGAAACCGCGTATTATGCCTGCGATAGCTGTGGATCGGTCTGGGATGATGCAAAGCGCAACAGATCTGTGCGAAAAGGCGAATGGGTGGCTACCGCTGATTTCACCGGTGTGGCTGGTTTTCACATTAACGGGCTTTATTCGCCTTGGACAACACTGGCAGATGCAGTGCGCGATTTCTTAATAGCTAAAAAAGCACCAGATACGTTACGCGTGTTTGTGAATACCTTTTTGGCTGAAACGTGGGAAGATCAGGGTGAAACGGTCGGTGACATCCGCTTTGATGACCGCGAAGAAGAATTTGGCGCGAACATACCAGATGACATCGTTGTCATAACGGCTGGCATTGACGTGCAAGATGACCGTCTAGAATTGGAACTGGTTGGCTGGGGGCGTGATGAAGAAAGCTGGTCACTAGATTACAAAACGCTGTATGGCGATCCATCAACGCCGCATCTGTGGAATGATCTGGATAACATCTTAAAAGCCAGCTACACGACCGAAAGCGGCAGATCGCTTGGCATACGCGCGGCTTGTGTCGATAGTGGTGGCCACTATACGCAGGCGGTGTATAACTTTGTCAGGCCGCGTGAAGGCAGGCGCATATTTGCCATTAAAGGTATGGCCGGTGAACAGCGACCGCTAGTCGGCAGACCGTCAAAAAACAACATCGGCAAGATAAAGCTATTCACTGTCGGGACTTTTCCGATCAAGGAATTGATTTTTTCGAGATTAAAGATACAATCGGAAGGTGCGGGTTACTGTCATTTTCCGGCGGGGCGGCCTGACGAATACTATCAGCAACTAGCTAATAGTGAAAAAATCGTCACAAAATATCAAAAGGGCTTCCCACGCCGCGAATTTGTAAAGACAAGAACCCGTAATGAAGCACTTGATTGCAGGGTGTACGCATACGCCGCGCTTTGCATATTGTCGCTGAATATTAACGCTGTTGCAGACAGGGTGGTAAATGCGCCGGAACCAGAAACAGAACCGCAACCGCAACAGCCAAATCCACTTGCACGCCGACCAAGGCAGGGCGGTTTTGTTAATTCGTGGCGGTAAATAATGGCAAATAGATTTGATATAGATCAGGCACCGGACGGGCAACAGCCAGAAACAATCGTCATCGGTGATTATCTTTTATGGAAACGCACCGATCTGGTGCAGGACTATCCACTAGCAGATTATTCAATGGAATATGTCGCACGCATCACTGGCGGCGGCAGTACAGAAATCAAAGTTGCGGCAACTGAAACTGGCGGCACCTATGTGTTTGAAGTGGATAGCGCAACATCAGCGACATACGTTGCTGGTTTTTATCATTGGCAATTAGAGGCAACGCAGACTGCAACCGGCAATCGGGTTGTGCTAGAACGCGGCACATTTACCGCTGTGGTCGATCTTGATGTAAATAATACAGATCCACGCACACACGCCGAAATAATGATCACAAAGATTGAAAGCATCTTGCAGGGCAAGGCAGATGCTGACGTGGCCAGCTACAGCATCAATGGCCGGTCGCTGACTAAGATGTCTTTTGAAGATCTGATCAATGCGCGTGATTTTTATCGCAAAGAATACGCCAAAGAACGTGCAAAAGAGCGTGCAGACGCCGGTGAAACTACTGGCCAAACTGTGCTAGTGAGGTTTTAACAATGGGCGTTTTTGATTTCTTCAAACCGAAACCAAAAGCACGCAAGATGGCGCGTGCCTATCACGGGGCCGATACCGGCAGACTGTTTAGCGATTTTATAAGCAGTAGCCGGTCAGCCGACAGTGAAATTAAGCCATCAC